TGTTCAGCTACAGCCTCGGGGCCAGCGCAAGTTTCACCTTCACCGCCCACGCGGTCTATCTGCCGCGCCCCCGGATCGAGATTTCCGGCCCGAAAGGCGTGCAGGCCAGCTTCGACTGGCAAGCCGCGCTGGCCACCAGCCCGGCGCGGATGTGCACCGCCGTCCTCATCAACAGCATCGCGAGCTACGCATGATCCGGATCAATCTCTCCCCCGAGCCGCAATGGCTCGATCTTGGCCACGGCGTGCGGCTGCTGCTTTTGCCGCTGACCACCGCGTTGATGGTGGCCGCCCGATCGGACCCGGCGGTGCGGGCACTGGCGGCCGATGCCAGCAACGACGAACGGGCAGCGGTGTTTGCCGGAGCCCTTGCCCGCCGCGCAATCATCGATTGGGATGGGGTGGGTGACGCGGACGGCAAGGTGATCGAGGTCAGCCCGGACGGCATCGACGCGCTCATGGCGCTGTATCCGATCTTCGAGGCCTTCAACCTGCTCTACTCTGCGCCCGGCCTGTTTCTGGACGCAGAAAAAAACGGCTTCGCGCCCTTGCCGAGTGGTCCTTCGGCGGGGGCGACAGCTACTGCGAGGGCTGCCAAACGCAATGCGAAGACTGCCCCGCGCGGCTGAACCAGCCGCTGAGCCATGACGGCTGGCAGGTCTGGGACCTGGTCGGGCGTCTGGGTGGCCAGCTGCGGGTGGCGGGTCGCGCCGTGCTGGGCTGGGACATGGGTGCGGCTTTTGCTCTCGCCCAAGCGCTGGGCCTGAACCCCATGGTGGTGGCGGAACTGCTGCCGGAATTGGAGGCGGTGATGGTCCGTCGCATCAACGAGAAGATCGGGGACTTTGATGGCTGAAAAGCGCGTATCCGTCCGCCTGGCGGCCGTGGGCGGCAAACAGGTCCGCGGTGAGCTGGAAGGTGTGGGCGACGCCGGGGTGAAGGGCTTCGGGCGTATGTCGAAAGAAGCCGAGATCGCCAACGCCCGGCTGGCGGCGTTTTCCAATCGGGTGAAGATCGCGGCAGCGGTGGCCGTCGCTGCGGCGGCTGCGGCTGGTGTTGCCATGGTCCGCTCGGGCATCGAGACAATCGACGCACAGGCAAACCTGGCGCAATCGCTGGGCACCACCACCCGCAGCATTCAGGTGCTGACGTTTGCTGGCGATCTGGCCGGGGTCTCGATGGGCGAGATCGAGCAGGCCAGCAAGAAGCTGACCACGCGTTTGTCGGAAGCCGCAGGCGGCACCGGCACAGCGGTCGATGCGTTGCAGCGGCTGCACCTGACCGCCACCGATTTGCAGGCCTTGCCGCTGGACGAGCGCATCGCCGCTATTCAGGACGCGATGACGAGGCTCATACCCCCGGCCGAGCGGGCGGCGGTGGCCTCGGCCCTGTTCGGCGACAAGGCGGCGCTTGCCTTCAGCCGGATCGACAGCGCGACGCTGCGTCAGGCATCGCAGGACATCACCGATTTTGGCGTGGTTGTGTCCGATCAGGATGCCGATCAGATCAGGACGGCAGGCGATGCTATCGACCGGCTGGGTCTGGTATGGCTGGGCCTGACCAACCAATTGACCGTCGCCGTGGCACCCGCGCTGGAAACTGTGGCCAATGCGCTAGCCGATGCCACGCGGATGGGCGGGGTCTTCCAGACCAGCATCAGCTTTCTCGGCGACCATATCGGCGAGATCGCCAGCATCGCCGGAGCCTTTGCAACCTTCTTCGCCGGGCGCTTTGTCATCGCGCTGGGCGCGGCCGCGCTGGGCGTCAGCGGGTTTTCCCTGTCCCTCACCGTGCTGAAAGGGGCCCTGATCCGCACCGGCATCGGCGCGCTGATCGTCGGCGCGGGCGAGTTGGTCTATCAGTTTTCCAAATTGGTCGAGGGCGCTGGTGGCTTCGGTGCCGCCCTTGGCCTCTTGTCCGATCTGGCCAGCGAGGTCTGGAACCGAATTGGCCTCGGCGTCGATGCGGCGCTTGCCAGCCTGCAGTCCAGCTGGTCCGGCATCACCGCCACCGTGGCCGATGCGATGCAAGGCGCGTTGGTGGCCGTGGTGGGCTTTGGCAATTCCTCGGCGGGGGTGTTTCAGGGGGCGTTCGATGCGATGAAGGCGATCTGGTCGGCCCTGCCTTCCGCCATCGGCGATTTCGCCTTCCAGGCGGCGAATGGGCTGATCGGTGGCGTCGAGGCGATGCTGAACGGTGTCGTCACCCGGATCAACACCTTCATCTCCGGCCTGAATGCAGCGCTCGACCTGCTGCCGGATTGGGCCACCGGCGAGGGTGGGATCCAGATCGGCACCCTTGATCCGGTCACACTGGGCCGGGTTGGCAATCCGTTTGAGGGTGCGGCCACCGCAGCCGGGGCTGCTGCGGCGGATGCGTTCAGGGCGGCGATGGGCAAGACCTATCTTCAAACGCCCGACCTCGGATTGGGCACGATGGCCAGCGACGCCCGCGACACTGCTGCGGCTTACACTGAAGCAGCAGGAATGCTGGCCGACGCCGCCACAAGGCCGCTGTCCAGCTGGCAGGCGCTGCAGGATGCGATGACCAAGGCCGGGACGGACGGAGCTTCTGCGCTCGATGCTGCCACGGTTGCGGCAGATGGCACCACCGACGCCCTCAACGGAGCGGGCACGGCGGCGAGCAGTGCCGGGGCGGCGGGCAAAGCGGCGGCGGATGCGGCGGCAACCGGCTGGGCAGCGGTGACGGCGGCTTTGGCAGACTATGCCACCAAGGCCCGCGATATCGGCGCAGATGTTGGCCAGACGCTGGTCGGGGCGTTTCAGAGCGCCGAGGAGGCCGTGGCCAACTTCGTCAAGACCGGCAAGTTGAGCTTCAGCGATCTTGTGACGTCGATCCTGGCCGATCTGGCAAAGCTGGCGACGCGGCAGTTCATCCTCGGACCGATTGCCAATGTTCTCTCGGGCGCGCTGGGCAATGTCGGCGGTATCGTTGCGGGCGTGCTGCACGCGGGCGGGATGGTGGGCGGCGCTGGCCCGGGCCGTGTGGTCCCGGCAATGGCCTTCGCCGGAGCACCCCGGATGCACTCGGGCGGCTTTGCCGGTCTGCGCCCTGACGAGGTGCCAGCGATCCTGCAAAAAGGCGAGCGCGTCCTCTCGCGCAGTGAAACTGCGGGCTACGGCGCTGGCGGCAATGTCACGGTGAACATCCAGACCCGCGACGCCGAAACCTTCCGCCAGTCGCGCACGCAAGTGGCATCGGACATCGCCCGCGCCGTGTCGATGGGCCGGAGGGGAATGTAGTGGCGTTTCATGATGTTCGCTTTCCCGACAATATCAGTCGGGGTGCGCGCGGCGGGCCGGAGCGGCGCACGCAAGTGGTGGAACTGGCAAGCGGCGACGAGGAGCGCAATGCCAGCTGGCTCAACTCGCGGCGCCGCTATGACGTGGCCTACGGCATCCGCCGCGCTGACGATCTGGCGGCGGTCGTCGCGTTCTTTGAGGCACGCAACGGCCGCCTGCACGGGTTCCGCTATAAGGACTGGGCGGACTACAAATCCACCCTGCCGTCGCAGGCGATCACCCCGACCGACCAGCAGATCGGCACCGGCACGGGGAGCCTGACGACTTTCCAGCTTTCCAAACTCTACACCTCCGGAGCGCAATCCTGGACCCGCGCCACCGTCAAACCGGTGGCGGGCACGGTCCGCGTGGCGCTGGGCACGGCGGAACAGCTGACAGGCTGGACACTGGATGCGACCACCGGCGTCGTCACCTTCACCATTGCCCCCGGCAACGGCGTCATCGTCCGCGCCGGGTTCGAGTTCGATGTGCCGGTGCGCTTTGACGCCGACATGCTGGACGTCACCCTCGACATCGAACGGCTCGGGTCGATTACATCCATTCCGCTTTTGGAGATCCGGCGATGAGGTCTAGGCTTCGCCCATCGTGGCCTTGACGTCATTGATCCGGGCGAACAGCGTCATGGGCTCGACGGCCGTCTCGGCAAATCCGCAGCTCAGATAGAAGGCTTTGGCGCGGTCGTTCAGCGCGTGGACGAGGATGGCCGCGATGCCAACCTCGTGCGCGGCCGCCGTGATCCGCAAGACCGCATCGCGCAACAAGGCGCGGCCAAGACCGTTTCCCTGTTCGGAGGCATCAATCGCCAGACGACCCAGCACGATGACCGGGATCGGATCGGGCATGTTCTGCCTCAGCTTGCAGGGTGCCAGATCATGGCTGACCGACCCGGCCGCCAGCGCGTAGTAGCCGACCACGCGTTGGCCCCGACACAGCACATAGGTCCGCGATGCGCCCGATGCCTGATTGGCGCGGGCCTTGCGCTTCAACCAGGCATCAAGCGTCGGCGCGCCAGATGTGAAATCGTCGAGCTGGTGATCGCCCGTCAGAGGTTCCGGTGCCCGCAGAGGATCCTGCGTTTCGGTCACTTGTCCCACGGCGCGGGCGCAGCAAGCAGTTTGCGCAGGCGCTCGTTCGGTGCCGGTGGCGCGTCCAACTGAGCCATGAAGGCTGCGAACTGGTCCGCATCCAGCCGAAACACCGTGCGATCCAGAAGCGCGTCCTCGGCCGCCTGCCGACTGGCCTCCATCATGAATTCCGAGCGATTCTTGCCAAGCGCCGCTGCGGCGCGGTCGATCAGATCGCGGTCCCGAGGGGTAACGCGAAGGTTGATCAGCGACCGGCGCTGGGTGTCGTCATGGGGTGTCGTGGCGACCATTTCGCATTCTCCTGCGATGAACTGACCCCATATGTAAAGACAACGGCTTTACATTTCAACAGCTGAACGGAAACCAATCATGAAAACCCTCTCACCCGCGCTTCAAGCCCATCTCGACGATGGCACCACCACCCTTTCCTGGTGCTGGCGGATTATCCGCGTCGACGGCGTGACGCTCGGCTTCACCGATCATGATGCGGTGCTGACCTTCGATGGCACGGGTTTTGAGCCGGAAAGTGGCTTTGCCGCCTCGGAAATCCGCTCGGGATCGGACCTCTCCGTCGATGCGCAGGATGCCGAGGGTGTTTTGACCTCGGACCGCATCACCGAGACGGATATCATTGACGGGCGCTGGGACGCAGCACAGGTCGAGCTCTGGCGGGTGAACTGGGCCGACACCTCCCAGCGGGTGTTGATGCGCCTTGGCGCGGTGGGTCAGATCCGGCGCGGCCGCATGGCGTTCGTAGCCGAGGTGCGCAGCCTCGCGCATGTGCTCAACCAGACCGTCGGCCGCGCCTATCAGGCCAGTTGTGATGCAGCGCTGGGCGATGGCCGCTGTGGCGTCGATCTGGAAGCGCCCGCCTTCAAAGGCAGCGGGACCATTCTTGCAACGGTTCGCGACCGGGGGTTTGTTGCCTCCGGCCTCGGGGCATTTGCTCCCGGCTTGTTTGCATCCGGCACCGTGGAATGGACCAGCGGCGGATCGGACGGGCGGCGGGCCGAAGTGATGATGCACGACGTCGCGGATACCGGTGTGACGATCACCCTGCTGGAAGCCCCGGTCCGGGCGCTGGGCGTGGGCGATGCCTTCGTGATCCGGGCGGGTTGCGACAAGCGGCTGGGGACCTGCCGCGACCGCTTTGCCAATGCATTGAACTTTCGGGGGTTTCCGAACATTCCGGGGCAGGATGCCGTGCTGCGCTATGCCTCGAATGGCGACGCCAATCAGGGGGTGGTGCTGTGACCCCTGCCAATGCAAACGCCGTGATCGCGGCGGCCCGCGCCTGGCTCGGCACGCCCTACCATGATCAGGCCAGCCTGCGCGGGGTTGGCTGCGATTGCCTCGGCCTTGCGCGCGGCGTCTGGCGTGATGTGGTGGGGACCGAGCCGCAAGCGATCCCGCCTTACAGCCGGGATTGGGGCGAAACCGGCGCGCGAGAGGTTCTTGCCGACGGCGCGCGCGGCATGATGATCGAGATTCCCCTGGCCGAGATGGGCCCCGGCGCGCTGGTGCTGTTCCGCATGGCGCCGCGCGCCATCGCCAAGCATGTCGGCATCCTGACCGGACCTGACCGCTTCATTCACGCCTACGACCGGCTGGGCGTGATCGAAGAAGCGATGACTACGACTTGGCGGCGGCGCATCGCCTTTGCCTTCCGCTTTCCCGCAACCCTTCATCAAAGCGAACCTGACCCATGGCCTCCCTCGTTCTGGGTGCGGTCGGCTCGGCCCTCGGGGCCGGGTTTGGCGGCACCATCCTCGGCCTGTCCGGAGCTGCCATCGGTGGCATGATCGGATCCTCCATCGGATCG